TAGTCAAAAAGTGATACAATCCAAGAAATTGTACAACCGTAAAAAGGATATTAATGGCGACTTCAGGGACAACAGCATTTGACCTATCTATAGAGGAAATTATACAAGAAGCCTACGAAAGATGTGGGATGACTACAACAAGTGGTCACAGTCTTAGATCAGCAAGAACTAGTCTTAATTTACTATTTGCAGAATGGGCAAACAGAGGAATTCACCTTTGGAAAGTAGCCCTACATGAAAACACATTAGTTTCTGGACAAGCTGAGTACGCTGTAGATTCAGCGGTAAGCGATGTTCTTGAGGCTTTTGTATCTACTACTGCAGCAAGTGCTAATACAGCAAGCACACAAGATGTATCTTTAACAAAAATAGATAGATCAGCTTATGCTGCTTTACCAAACAAATTAGCTTTGGGACAACCGTCACAGTATTATGTAGATAGACAAGAAATCCCTAAAATATATTTATACCAAGCACCTAACTTAAATACGTACACTGTTTTAAAATATTACGTAATTAAAAGAATACAAGATGCAGGAGCATACTCAAATGATGCTGATGTAGTATTTAGATTTCTACCTTGTATGGTTGCAGGACTTGCTTATTATTTAGCAATGAAAAACGCACCAACACTCGTACAACAAAATAAATTAATTTATGAAGATCAACTTAAAAGAGCATTGGATGAAGATGGTCAAAGAGCTTCAACATATATTACACCTCAATCTTTTTACCCTAATGGAATATAATTATGGCTAAATGGGCAACAGGTAAACGATCACAAGCAATATCAGATAGATCTGGTATGGCATTTCCTTACACTGAAATGGTTAAGGAATGGAATGGTTCATTAGTTCATTATTCTGAATTTGAACCTAAGCATCCACAAATAAGACGTAGACATTTTACAGCTGATGCAATTGCATTACAAAATACAAGACCAATGAAATTTCAACAACCGGTTGATATATCTACTATAAACCCACAAGCACCTCAGGACGATACGATAGTAAGTTCAGGGGGTTCAATGGTTGGAATAGCTAATTTATCATTACCAGGTCAATTTGCTTTTCAAACACAATATGTAGAAGTGATTAGAGATGGAGTAACTACAATTTTACATAGTATGATTCCAGAAGACCCATCTTTACAAAATAGAAGAAGACAAGCAGATCTACTTCTAGGAGAGGTAACGGTAAGTATTACATAATGTCAATTACACATTCAAATTTTTTAACTCAGGTAAGAAACTATACGGAAGTAAGTAGTAATGTTTTAACAGATGCGATTATACAAGATTTTATAAAAAGTGTTGAATTAGATGTTGCTGGAAAGGTTGATTACGATGATTTAAGAAAATATGCTACTTCTAATTTTACTGTAGGCAATAGATATGTTGTCTTACCTGGTGATGCTATTATAGTTAGATCAGTTCAAGTAATAGATAGTAGTAATAACAGAAACTTTTTAGAAAAAAGAGATACAAGTTACATTTCTGAATTTGCTCCTAATGATTCAACTACGGGAACTCCAAAATATTGGGCTAATTGGGAAGATAATGTTCAACAAGGTTCAGTAATTTTAGTTGCACCTTCACCTGCAAATGCAGATACTGTTCAAGTTAATTATATTAAATCACCACCAGAATTTACAAGCACTTCTAATACTTATTTATCTACAAACCAAGAGTCTATGTTATTGCACGGTGTATTAGCAGAAGCATTTAGATTTTTAAAAGGTCCTATGGATATGTACAATCTTTACGAAAAGAAGTACAATGAGGAAGTACAGAATTTTGCCCTACAACAAATGGGTAGAAGAAGACGAGCGGAGTATGATGACGGTGTACCAAGAGTACAAATACCTTCACCACCTCCAAACACAAATTAATAAGGAGAATAATTATGGCAATAACAACAAATGCAATATGTAACACTTTTAAAAAAGAGTTACTTCAAGGAAAACACGATTTTGATACATCATCTGATACTTACAAATTAGCGATGTATACAAGTTCAGCAACTTTAGGAAAATCAACAGAAAACTATTCAACAAACCCAGGTGGTGGATCTAACACAGAAGTTACTTCATCAAACTACACAGCTGGTGGCGGTACTCTTGTAAACCAAGGTGTTAAAGTTTCATCTTCAGTAGCTATTACTGATTTTGCTGATTTAAGTTTTCAAAACGTAACTCTTACTGCAAGAGGTGCTTTGATCTACAACACAACTACAGATGGTGGTTCAAATACTACTGATGCAGTTGCTGTGTTAGATTTTGGTGGTGACAAGACTGCAACATCTGGAACATTTACAATTCAGTTTCCTGCATTTACTACAGCTGCTGCAATCATAAGATTAGCTTAATAAAGGAATAAGATGATATGGCCACTGGATGGGGAAATAAGACATGGGGGGCATCAGAATGGGGAGACCTTTCTGACGAGATAGTTTCCGTTAGTGGCATATCATTAACATCATCAATAGGTTCTGAATCAGTTACAGCAAATGCTGATGTAAGTGTTTCAGGAATTTCATTAACATCATCAATAGGAACTCCAGTAGCAGGAACTTCAGCTTTAGTCTCAGTAACAGGTATTTCACTTACATCTTCTATAGGATCTGAAATAGTAGGTATCGGTGTAAATGTTTCTGGAAGTCAAATGTCCTCATCAATTGGAGCAGCCACTGTTGATGAAACAACTTTGACTGGTGAAGGTTGGGGTAGAGGAGAATGGGGAGAATTTGCTTGGGGTGATAATTTCTCAGTACAACTTACAGGTATTTCACTTACATCTTCGATTGGTAGTGAAACAGCATTTACAAATGTTACTGTTGGTGTTACAGGACAACAATTAACTAGCACTTTTGCTAGTCCGTCTTTCTCAATACAAATTGACCAAGATATATTTGTACTTGCTTCAGAAGATCAATTAGATTTTACAATAGGCTCATCTACTTTGTCAGCTGATGCAAATGTAACTGTCACAGGTGTTCAAACAACAATGTCTGTAGGAACTGCAGTTGGGGGTCTTAAAACTCCAGTTGATGTTTCAGGCATTCAAGCCACAATGACATTAGGTTCTATATCATTAGTACAATCAACAAATGAACCTGTAACAGGGCAGCAATTAGCAATATCTTTAGGAACTGCTGAAGAAATACCAGGACAAAATCAAGGTGTTTCTGGTTTGCAATTATCATCTTCCATAGGTTCAGTAACTGTAACAGGACAAGGTCTAGTAGTGCCTACAGGCATACAATTTACAGCATCTGTTGGAAGCCTTAATATTACAGCATGGCAAGAGATTGACCCTGGTGTAACTAATACTTGGACTGAGGTTGATTTAGCAGCATGATTAATGTAAAATACATATTATTTAGGAGATAAAAATTTATGTCAAGTTATTCATCAGATTTAAAACTCGAACTAATGGTCACTGGCCAAAATGCCGGTACATGGGGAGATAAAACAAATACCAATTTAAATTTAGTGCAACAATCTGTTGCAGGTTATCAAGCAATTGATGTTGCAGGTGCTGATGTAACTTTAGCAATGACAAATGCAACTATTTCTAATGCTAGAAATATGACATTAGAATTTACTGGAACTTTGGCAGCAAATAGAACTGTAAATTTTCCTGCAAGTATAGAAAAAGTATTTAATGTAATTGATTCAACTAATCACGCTGGATATACTTTAACTTTTAAAGTTACAAGTGCAGCAGGTTTTTTATTATGTGAAGGTAATAGTTATTTTTGTCATTCTAATGGAACTAACATGATTAAAGATTTAGAATTTAGAAAATGGAGAGCTATTACTGCATCTGAAACAATTCAAGCTGGTGCTCAACTTTTAGTCAACACAAATGGTGGAGCAGTTACGGTAACGCTACCAGCATCACCATCTACTGGAGATGAAGTAGCTTTTATTGATCAAGGTTATGATTTTAATACTAACGCATTAACTGTTGGTAGGAACTCTTCCAATATAGCTAACGCAGCAGCAGATCTTGTTGTTAATACACAAGGTGCTGGTTTCTGTTTAGTATTTTCAGGAGATGCTACAACAGGTTGGACTTACAAGGAGAAATAGAATATGGCAAATTACGAAGCAACTAGATACAATTTTTCAGGATCAGATCTTACTGGTATCGAAGGCACGGCTACAGGAACTATTCTTCCATGGTCAGCATCGTCTCTTCCATCTGGATTTTTAGAATGTGCCGGTGCAGCAGTTTCAAGATCAACTTACTCTGCATTGTTTGCAATCATAGGTACTACTTACGGTGTAGGTGATGGTTCATCTACTTTTAATTTACCAAACCTAGCAGATAACATACCGGTTGGAAAATCTAATAACAAAGCTTTAGCATCAACTGGAGGAGCTAACACTGTGACTTCAACTGGAAACGTTGCAGGATCAACAGCAAATGCAACTCTATCGACAGCACAACTTGCTTCTCATAGTCACCCTTCAGGAAGAAGCCCAGGTCCTGATAATAACAGTCAACAAGTTGGTTTTGGATCAGTTGTTGGAGGTGGTTCTACTAATAACACAGGATCTGCAGGTTCAGGTTCTGGTCACTTACACAACATGAGCGCAAACTTTTCTGGAGATGCAACTTCGGTTTTACAACCTTATTTAACACTTATTTATATTATTAAGACATAGGAGAAATTATGGCAACAAACGCAAACTGGACAGTAGTATTTGAGGACAAATGCATTATTAAAAATAATGGGACTGAAGCAGGTACTGGTTATATAATTGATGATAATGCTTTTTGGTCAACTACTGCTTTTCAAAATATTTGGGCTATTCAATCAGGCACTTCTAATTCTTCTGATGAAGTAGAACATAGAGACGGCAGTGCACATTGTTCTTTAGCTGATCAAGGAATTGAAATAGCACCATTTATTACTAAATGGGATGCAGCACATTTAGCTCAATTACAATCTGATTGGGATGCTGATACTAGAGATGAATCTGTAAAAGGTTCAAGACCTACTTCTTATTCTTCTTAAACAAATATTTGTATACTCTTCCTAGGAATTAATGGTTTCATTACAGGAGTTACTTTGTGTTTAAGAGGAGCTTTAATTATAACTAATGAATTACCCACTATAGGTATGAATCCATTAGAATATTTATTTGCAAATAAAAACTCGCCACCAAATTTTAAATTCCATCTTCTATTAATGTAGTAAGTTATACCATATTTATAACACCCATCATCATGCCAATTAATACCTGTTCCATCATGCATAGAATGTATTAAGGGTTGGTATTTTTTTATTTTAAATTTATGAAAAGGATTATTTTCTAATAATATTTTAATTTTTTGAAGAGGTTTATATTTTACATCTAAACCTGTATTTTTAACAAAATCTTTATATCCATGTTTTAAATCTTTTTGCCATTCTTTTTTAGTGCTACTTAAATTTATTAAT